TTACCATCCGGGTCCTCCGCTCGGTGTACTCCAGTTTGTACGCCGACCCCAACCCGCAACACCTCGCCTCCCCCAGCGGTCCAAGGGCCGTGACTTCGCAGCGGGGCAGGAACACCCGGATACAACACTCACGCGGGCAAGGGCGGCAGCGGTCGTCGAAGCAATCGGTAACGCACCCGTCGCCCGCCGCCTCATTGAACGACCGCAGCACCACGCCGCCGGACGCCTCCACCGCCGCAACCGTCTCACGCTGGCCGGTGTTGCGGTAGCAGAACTGCCCCACCTTCACCGTCCCGCACCCGTCCGCGAGTGTGGCGATGATCCACAGACGGGGCTCACCATCGCAGCACTCGACAAACAGCACCGCCTCATCGGTGGGGTTGCAGCAACACTCGACGCCGCCACTGGTGGAGAGGAGCGAGCCCCCCACGCGGACCAGCCGACCGTCGATGGAGAGGATACGACTCACTTAGATGCTCTGGGCACCCGGATCGAGCTTGTACTGGTTCGTAATCGTGAGAAGCCCGCCGCCCTTGGGGAGACTGCCGAACTTCGCCGGAGCCGCCGTGTACATCGTGGCGATGGTCAGGTCCTTCTTCAGCCGGGCCGTCTCAAACATCCCCGCGTAGCGGTTCACGTTGACCGTGCCGCTGGTGGTCAGGCTCACGATTTCGACGTAGGCATCGGACCCGAAGATGTTGATGGTCACGTCTGTGGAGCCCGCGTTGTCACACTCGACGATGACCCGCCCGCTATAGACGTTGATCGTTGTGCCCGGACGGTTGAGGGTGTGGGACCCGCCGTGAACGTTGATCGTCGTCGGGCCGGTGGTCTTTGTGAGGAGCGTGGCCGACCCGCCGTTGAGGGTCAGCTTGGTGGCGATGGTTGATGCCGTTTCGGCTTGGAACGTGCCCGCGTTGACGCGGACGAACGGGGCCGCACCGCTCACGAGGAACGTCTTGCCGGGGCCGTCTTGGATGATGTTCGTGATCCCGTCCGCGTCGGACTGGACGAACAGAGAACCCGTGCCCGAGTGGACGATCCGGCCTTCGTTGTTGTTCGCGGTAGACCATTCGGCATGGGCACCGTCGAAGGCGTCCACGTCAAGCGGGGCCGTCGAGGTGCCGATGTTGCCCGAGAAGTCGCGGGCGATGCGGAGGAATCGGATGTTGTCCGACCCCTGATCCAAGTCCGACGTGATCGAGTTGGACCCGCCGGGGATGACCAGTTCGGCGTTCGCCGTGGTGAACCCCTGACCGTCCGACCAGTTCGCATCGGCAAAGCTGGTTGCCCCGTTGTTCAGATATGCCACTGCCATTGTTCAACTCCTCGGGGCTTGCCCCGTTATCGTTCCGCGAAAGTCGCCACACCCATAACCGTTGTTGCAGTCGTCGCCGTCGGCAACTGCCAGAGATGCAAACACGATCCATCGTAGAGCCGCACGCCCGGATTGCTCGCGAACATCGCGGCCTGCCCCACGTTGATGACGGGTACGGGTACAAACGCGATGCGGCGAAATGCAATGATCGAGATTGCACCGCCGCCGTAACTGGTTCCGAGTGTCACACTCGCGATTGCCCGCACGCCCTTGTCACCCGCCGCGAGCTGGAAGGGGACCACCGTACCCGCTACCGCCGTCGCGGGGAAGCTGCTGATCGTCGCCGTGTTGCCGGTGTTCCCGTCGCTGTCGGTGTAACTGGCCGTGGTGTTCGTGACCGCACCCGCGTTGGTGGTGGCCGTCGTCACCATAATCCCGAACTCGACGCCTTCGCCGTTCGTCGATCCGTTCACGTCGCGGGCCGGGAAGGTCGGTGTGGTGAACGATTGGGCCGTCGTCGTCGTCACCGTTAGGCCGGTGTTGTACCAGAGAAGATCGACCAGCCAGACGCCGCCGGTCACGCTCATCGTCGCAGTCAGCCCGGTCAGGTAGATCCCGCCGCTTCCCGCGTTCGTGAAGGGCAAACACCCGCCAAGGGTGTTGTCCATGGTCGCGCCGTTTACGCCCGGAGTGCCGAGCGTCCACGCCCCCGGAAAGCCCGTCGCCGCGTGGTGCGAGTGGAGAACGCCGATGGCCTCCATGGTTGCACCGACCTTGAGGAACGACGACGCACGCCCCGCCGTACCCGCCACCTCGCTCGCCGTCGCCTTACGCCGCCCGTAGGCGTCGAGGACATACCACCCGGCCTGATCCCCGTAGCACAACGCCTCGCCAGCCGCGAGGGTAACGTCGGGCGTGATTTCGTACTCGGTGCCCGCAACGTCTTTCTGTACCGTGACGACGTTCGCAGCCGCCCCCGCATTACGAATCGTGATTTCCTTCACCTGCCGCTGCGTGCTACTCGCCGGGGCAGCGACGATGGTTGTGTCGGTCGCCGAGCTGATCGTGGTTTCGGTAGCGTCCGGGGTGAACGCCGACGACGTTATATCGACCCACGACGCAACGACGTGGAGGGCAGACGTACTGCTGCTGACCAGTTCAACCGCCTCGTTTGTCGCCGCCAAGATCAACATCTAAACCCCCAGACTCATTCGGGCCAACACCTGAGCTTGCGAAAGACCGCCGCCGCCACCCGTCGCCGCGATGGTCACGGTAGACCCGGCCCCGCCGTCGGTGATCGAGATGCCGCTACCAGCCGTCAACACCCGCTCATTGGTCAGCGTGCCGTTTGTGGTCAGTACCACATACTGAGCCGTCGTCGGGGCACCTCCGCCGCCCGCTGATGGTCGCTGGAAGGTCATACCTTCACCTCGGTAGGAATCTCAGACCGCCGGAGATTGAAGGCCACGTCCAGCAACCCGTCAGCCGCCTCGCCCGTCGTCACGATCAGTCCGATGTACGCACCCACCACGCCCACCAGCCCGCTACCCGTGGTGCCGCTGTTCAGGGTGATCGCCGTATCAAAGTCCACCCACGGACCGCCGACCGCGTTGGCGTACCGCACCGCAACCGCCGCCGTCGCGAACGTGCCGGACGTGTGCTGAATGACCACAGAGAACACGTCGAAGCCCGCCGCCTCGACGACCACCAACCGCTGCCCCGCATCGTGGAGCGTGCCAGCATACCGGACGTTGCAGGCGTTGAAGGTCTGTATCATTAGTTCTCACCCGCTCCCGGTTGCCCGGTTCTGCTTGCCCCGCCCGCACCCGGCCCCGTGCCGTCGCCCGGTTCGTCGCGAGGCACAACGCCGCCGATCATCCCCCGTTCCCGCATCGCCGCCTGGACCTGCTGGGGTGTGGGGCCGCAGGAACCGAGCGACGGGGGTTCCGGGAAGTACCACCGGACCACGCCGCCCACCATAAGGCCCTGAACCGACTTGTCTACCAGTACGCTCGCGTTGATCTGAATGTCCGTACCTTCCCACGATCGAATCTCGGGAGCCTGGCCCTTGAGTACCAGTATGCCGCTGCCGGGAATCGTCGCCCGAATGTCGTAGGTAGCCGTCGCGGTAGTGTACCCGCTGCTCCCGTCCGGGAACTCGATCCGACCGTAGACCGCCACGATCCGACCGACGATCGGAACCGCATCCGATGGGCTTGTGGTCGCCTTCGCAATCTGGTCGCCGAGCATCATTACCACGCCTCCATTCCGGGAAGGTTTCGCCAACCATCCTCATCCAGAACGAACGGGTAGTAGGGTACATGAATCGGACGGGTCTTCGGGTCGAGCGAATAGATGAACGGGACCGAGTACGGTTCCCGCCAGTTGCCCGATGGTTCCGAACCCGGCAGCGTTTGCGGTTCCAAGATCGCGTCGATCGACTGCTCTTCGGGCGGGGGCACGTTGATGATGATCGGGGCGGACGGCTTCGGCGTGCCGGTGTCGAGTTCCCATTCGTAGGTGATTCGGAACCGCCGCTGATCCCGCTCGTCCTGCGTGACCGATCCGCCAATGAACTGGTGCAACCGACCGAAGATCAAGTGCAACCGGCCACGCTCACGCGAGATGGCGTCGAAGTCAAACACGCTCGTTTGCCCGCCGCCTTCGTTCGGTTGCTCGGTCATGTAGTCAACCGAGAACGTCCGACGTGGGCGGTACTCGGTGTGTTCAATCGACTCGTGACCGAGTACCAGTTCCTTCTGTTCCGTGTTCCCGCTCGCGGGCGTGATATACGCGGGCTTCACAAGCGGCAGACTCACCTGCACTTTGGCGTCCGACCACCCAGCCCGGAAGTAGTCCGACAGCCTGAGAAGCTTGTACGTTGCCTCGACGATGTACCGTGCCCCGCCCGCGTCGCTGGTCACGTTGATCGAATACAGCTCAAGCCGCGACTCATCCGGGAACACGCGGGCACCCGCATCGGCGTCAAACGCCAACTTCGCAGCCGCCACGCTTGGGCAGTTCAGAACGTAGAACTTCCTCGTCCCGACCCGCTCCTGAAAGTAGTCGGTCGAGAGTGTTCGCCCGTCGATGGCTTCGCGGATAATGCTCATCCGTTCCTCCGAATCGTCCGGGACATGAGTTCAACGTATTGCCCGATCTTCTCCACGGACGCCTCGATTCGAGCGAACGACGCTTGGTTGGCCGCTTGAATTTGCTGTTGAAGCTTGACGATTTCCGCTTCGTACCGAGCCTGATCCTGAATCCGCTTGTTGTAGTTCTCGCGGGCCTTTGCGGCCTTGTTGAGACTGATAACCAGCTTCTCTAGTTCGGTTCGTTGTTCTTGCAGTTTGGCGGTCGTGTCGCCGAGCAACAACGACATAAACCCGCCGAACGATCCAGACGCCGCAGCCTCAAGCCGAGCGTTTACCTGATCCAGTTCACTGCGAACCTTGCCGAGCGATTCGGGTACGTTGGCAAGATCAAGGGTGTCCTTGAAGTTCTGAGCTTTCTGCGTTCCTGTTTCGAGAACGTTGACGACGTATTCTCGAAGCGTCCGCCCAAGCTGGTAGGCACCGACGACCGCCGCCGACAACGCAGCCGCGATTCCGCCCACTCGCCCGATGATGCCGAGCGATTTCTGTAGTTCCCCAACGTCGGCGTTTACCCCGTTGAGTGCCGCCCGCATCCGTTGCCAGCGGGACGTTTGCACGGTTGCGGCAGTTGCCGACGCCGCGTCCGCGTTCGCTATCTCACGCAGCCGGTTGCGTTCGGCGCGCGCCATCCGATCGGCTTCGGCTGCCAAAGCCTCGCGTGACCGCCGTTCCATTTCCGACGCCGCCGCCATCTCCTGCAACCGCGTCTGATACGCCGCCGAATCGTCGCCGCCCGCCGCTGCCTGCTGAATTTCCTGCCCGGCTGCCTTCGCCTGTTCCTTCGCAGCGGACAACCCAGCCTCAAGCGGAGTAGTATCCGCCCCGAGGATGATGTTCCCGCGTGCGATGGGGTCGCCGGTCGCCAAGTCTTACGCCCTCGTGATCGTGCCGTTGAACCGAACCGTACCACTCACGCGGATCGGTTGCCCGATCGCCACTTCAATCGAGATAGACCGCAGGAACGCATACGCCGTGATGGTCCGGCTGCTGGCCGTCGTGATGACCACCTGAACGTCCGCAACACCGTCGCCGTCCGTGTCCCAGTCCGGGATGCCCCATGCACCCGTTGACGCCACCCGCAAGCCGGGGAGCGTGGAGCCCTTAGTTTCGGTAACGTCGCCAGAACCCCGGAACGTGTATTCGCACACCTGGATGTCGGGCTTGCGGATGGTCTGGCGTACCGCCGTCGCGAGGATGTTACCAGAGAGGGCCGGATCAGCCGCACCGTCTTCGGTGATCTTGAAGGTAGCCGCCGCCGCCGCCGTGTTCGCAGCCGTTACCGTCGTGATCGCATTGCCGCTGACCGCGTGGGCCGTGTAGGACCCGGACCAGTTGTAGACCCCGCTCGGCATGAACGTACGGGCCGTGACCGCCGACGCCGCGAAGGCCGTAATGTCGGTTTCCCCGTACTCGCACTGCAACCGCCACGAGTTGACGAACTCGGCGTATCCGCTGGCGTACGTCACAAGGCCGGAGTTGCCCACACGCGGGGCAGACTTCGGAAACGTGCCCTCAAAGTCAAACGTGCCCGACGCGAGGCCAACGATGTACTCGGCACCCGACCCGCTGCCGGACAACTCCGACACGTCAAACTCTTCGGCGTCCTGATTGATCGTGATGCTTGCGTTCTTCAGGGCCGTGGTCAGCAACCGATTGAGGTCCGTGCTACTGGTAACGCTCGTGATGGTTGCCGCCGCCCCTGTCAGTGGTCTACCGGCCATGATTCAACTCCTACGGGTTTGCCGCCGTGTTCGATGTGCGAATGGTAAACGTGACGGTAGCGGTAAGCGTTTCGTCCGTGTCGCCAGGTCCAATCGTTGCCGACTTGAAATCCAACTGGGACGCTACCGCCCCCTGCACGTTCGTGCTGCCGATGGAAGGTAGGGCGAGCGGGTGATTGTGGAAGCCGTAGGTTGGGGCCGTCCGGTTGCCGCTCGCAAGCATGGAGTCACCGATGAGCCGGTCGATCAGCACTTCCAGCCGGGTAGTCCCTTGGCTTTGCAGGTCATAAGCCGCGAACGTCACCGTGCCCTCGCCCATGATTCCGTCGAAGGCGTTATCTGCGTTGTAGTCTACACCCCACACGATATTCGGGAACGCCGGGGCCGTCGCCGGGTTGCCCTTCGGCCAGCCCGCACCGCCAGCAAGGGCAGAAGTCCACGCCCCGCCGCTGTAGAGGGTGCTGTCGGCTTGCAGCCGCGTCAGGATCGCCCGCGAGATGACGGCTGGATTCATGCCCGCACCACCCTTGTCTTGAAGCCCGCCGCCTTGAGGGCCGTGTTCACGCCGCGAGCGAAGCCCGCGAATACCTGCGGGTTCGTCTTCGCCCGCTTGAGTCCGGGCCGCATGAACGGACGGGCGGGGATGCTGACGGTGGGCTTGAGCAACCAGACCGGCTGCCCCGCAATCGTCTTGCGGATTGACTTGCCCGCCGAGTCCTTCGCGTAGATGCGGGCCTTGGCCGTGTCATTGCCAACCGCAATCAGATTCAACGCCTTCGACCGGAAGAACCGGATACCGCCCGGCACCGCTCGCAGGCCGCCGGGGCCTTCGGACGTGCTGAACCGCTCCGACAGCCTCGCCGCCGGTTCATTGAGCGGGATGGTCAGGTTTCGCCCGAGGGCCGCGATGTGCTTCCCAAACTCATGGACGTGGGCGTATTTCAGGTTGCTGCCGATACGGGCCTGCATCGGCCCGGCCAACTCGACTTCGATGCTGTTGCGGAGCCGTGCCCGCCGGATGTTCGGGGGGCTGCCGACCGGGCCAGACTTGTAGCGTCCGGTCTTGGAGAAGTGCATCCGGATGTCGTTCTGGATCGCCTTGGCACCGCCCAATGCACCATGATCGCACGCGGTCTTCACCGCGACGACGAACGGCTGCAACTTGGACCAGTCCCACCGCATCGCTTACGTTCTCCGGTACACGTTCAACTGCACCACCGCACCATGCGAACACAGGTTGAGCGGTTCGCCGTCCGTGAAGTAGTCCACCCCGTCAATCGTCGCCTTCGTAATGTGGCTCACGTTCGTCGCCACGTCAGCCCCCGTCGTCGAGGTCGGAGCGAGGAACAGCGTGTAGAGCGTCGTCCCCGTCTCCCGCTTGTACATGTTCGCATCGCTAGACGACGCGGGCTGGAGGTTGCCCATGACCGTGATAGCAACGGGGTCCGTCAACTCGAATGACCCAGCCGACTGTTGCGTTCCAAAGTTCGTTGTCAGTGTCACCGTCTGCGGCAGCATGCCCCACGGGATCGGCATGGATGACCACGGGGCAGGCATTAGGCCACCCCCGCCGCGCCGCTCGCGAACGGCTTGAGGAGCGACATACTCGCCCGGATCGCGTCGTCAGCCGTCCGCCGGGTGATCGACCAGTTGCCGAGGCTCTGACTTGCGATGGTGGGGTCTACCTTGATCGCCGCCATCCCCGCATCGACCATGCGGTACAGGGCGAGGATCAGATCGGACTCGGCGGCAGGCGTGACGTACACCACCCGCACGCGACCGAATGACGGCTGCCAGCCCCAATCGCTCCGGGGGCCGGTGTCCTCGTCGTCGTCATAGAAGCTTCGGCCATTCTGCGAACCGTTGAGGTAGACGATGCCTGTGCGAAGGTCCGCGTGGTAGCTGGTCGAATCGAACGCCGTGCCCACGGTGTTGGAAGCGTCAATGGGCGAGATGGAAGTGATGGAGCTGATCGGATGCTCGCGAAGCTGAAGCGTGCCCGCGTTCGTAGCCTCGTAGTCCTCGGTGCGGGTCGCGTCCTCCAGACCGTTCCCGAGGTTGCGGCCTAGTGCCCGGCGTGCTTCGTGCTGTACGCCCGCGATGATGATGTCGAGCTGGTTGTCGTAGGCCGTGCCAGTGATACCGGCGTAGGTCTTGTAGTTGGCCCGCGTGATGATCGCCACGCTCCACCCCCTTAGTTGAGCAACATCGCCATACACGCAACGGTCGTGTTTGCACCGCCCGAGATGCTGGCCGCCTGATCGGTCAGCACCAGCAACCACTTAGCCCCGCGAAGGTCGATGCCCGTGGTGTCATACTCATTCGAGTAGAGGTACGTGCCGTCATTGATGCACCCCGCAGACGCCGCAGTCTCCAGCGTCAGCGTGATGCCGTTGGCGTTGCTGTCGGCACTGTCAAGACGCCGGACGATCGCCTTGGTTTCGTCAATGACGCCAGCCTCCGACACCGCATTGTCGGGGCCGTAGACGCCGTAGACCCGCACGCGGGGCGAGGTCGTCACGGTCGAAACCGCGTCGTCATAGCGGGCCATGAGCGTGACGCGGGTAGCCGCGTCGTGTACCCAAAGCGGGTGTACGGAGGTGTTGGAATATGACGAAGGCCGCATAAGGACCGTCGAGCTTTCAGCCGTCGCCGACAGGTTGTCGTGAGCGACCACCCACGCACCCTTCACGGATGCTGGGTAGGTAATGTCGCCGCCCATGATTTCCGCCCCGGCTTTGGTAACTGTACCCATCGCTCATCCTTTCAATACCCCCCGCCCGCACATTGCGGAACGGGGGGTGAAACTATCCGCGAACATGCTCCGGCTTGCCGCTGTTTCGGTAGTGTTCCAAGTGCTGATGACTGATCGTGAAGTCACGGTTTACCCAACTGACCATGACCTGAAGATGCCCGATGCTCACGCGGGGCGAGACGTACACCGGGGCAACCGCTCCGAGCTTCGTCCAGAACGCAACGTCGGCGTCGATGTGGCCGTCGCCCCAGGTCCCGTCCGGTGCGGGCTGGTGGTGCAACCACGGGCGGGCCGCGTGCTTCAGGCATTCGGCCCGGATGATCGTCAGCCCAAAGTGGGCCGACTTCACCTCTACCACGTCTTGCTCGATTTCGCCGATCGTGACTTCCTTCTCGGTCCCCAACAGAACGGCGTTCTCGCCGCCCCGTTTGGCCTGAAGGGCCGCAATCGCCGAGGCGTTGGGGTGGCGGTCCATGAGGACAACCAGCCGCCGCACGTCGTCAGGCGTGAAGACCGAGTCGTAGTCCAGCGTGATGATGTACTCGCGTCCAGACTTCAGACCCTCTTCCAGTGCCCGCTCCATCGACTGGTCGAAGTACGCACCGCCGACCGTGAAGTACGGGATGCCAAGCTCATAGCACACCTTCGACGTTTGCTCACGGTTGTACGTCCAGTTGAGCCTTGGCATGGTGCAAACCAATATGCACCGCTGCGAGATGGGGCCAAGGTTGGCTGGCTTGTACCCTTCCAGATTCAGCGACACGGGGAGCGACGAACAGTCCTTGACGAACGGTGCGAACCGCTCGATGCCCACAAGCCCGGCCCGCTCCATGTGCATCCGCAGTCCTGGTTCGTCGAAGATGGACTTGTGGTAATCGTCCTGATCCGATTGGGCACCACAGATGTAGTTGCCAAGGTTGCCGTCCATCTCGCCGCTCATGTACCGTGCGGCACACCAGCGGAAGTCGGGAACGGCGATACGCATCCTGCCGCCAGGCTTCAGCACGCGAGCCCACTCGTTCACAACGGCGGGCGTGTCCTTCGCGCTGAAGTGTTCCAGAACGTGCGAGGCGTAGATTTCGTCAACCGACTCGTCCTGCCACCCGGTCAGCGGGTAGGCTTCTTGCCCGTCCTTCCGGTCGATGGGGATATACCCATCCAATAGGGGTGCGGTCTGCCCTGCTCCGATATTGAGTTTCACCATAATACGGAACCGTGGCTCTCGCTCGCGGTCCCGCGTGGAGGGGGTTAGATGCCAGAGCCGCCGACGACGCCGGAGCCGATGGCGTTGCATCCGGACTCGGCAGCGGAGCTGGGAGCCTGGGCAGCCTGGTAGGCGTCAACGTGGAAGGTCGCGGTGTTGTAGCTGGTGCTGGCGACGCCCCACTGGACGAAGAGGTACTTGTGACGGTTGCCGTCAACCGAAACGCGAGTCACGCCGCCGAAGGACGTATCCTGGTGGCCGGTGCCGAGGAGGAAGACCGACGTGCCGGTCGCCGTCGCACCGATCAGCCCGACAACCGGGATAGTCGTGGCGAAGGTGGTGGTGTCAGCGGCATAGACGCCGAAGCTCGCCCACTTGTCGTCGGTCACGGTGGTGGACGTTGCCCGAGGCAGAACGCCCTTGAGGACCACCTGACCAAACCCGCCAACCTCGAAGGGGCCAGCGGATGCGGTTCCGTTCGTTGCCACCGACGCCGGGGCCGTTGAGATGCTCTTGCAAATCTGTCCGAGAATCATTGCTTTTCTCCTTGTGGGGTGTTTGGGGTTAGCTGGTCGCGACGAGGGACACGATCGGGCCGAAGGTCGAGCCGCGACCGTCGCCGTGGACGGCGATGCCGCAGCGGGCCGTAGCACGCCACTGGATCGCGTCGTTCGCAAACGCCGCGTGTTCGCTGGACATGATCGCGAGGTCCTGACGCTCGCCGATGATCGACGCCGCCTGGAAGTCGCCGATGTAGCAGGACTTGACCGAAGACCCGGTGGCCGTCGGGAGAACCTGAGAGAAGAACACGGGCATGCCGAGGAACTGGCCGTCGGCTGCAAAGTTGCCGTACATGAGTTCCTTGAACTGGCTGGTGGCCTTGTCCAGACGGACGAGGACCTGGTGGTAGAACTGACGGCTGCACACCAGAGCGATGCTGTCACCGCCCCGAATGTTCTGGAGGCTGCCCATCGCCTTGTTGAAGTCGGCGGTGGTGAACGCGGCCCAGTTGCCCGAACCGTTGATGTACGCACCAGCCGGGAGGGCGTTGGCGAGGCCGGAGTAGCCGCCGTAGGTCGAGGTGCCGTCGCCGAGGAAGTAGGCGTTGTCGAGGGCGAGGTCGTAGCCTTCGCGGAGGCTGGTGGCGATCGCGTCGGCCACGCTCACGGCGGCGTCTGCCAGCAACTCGTTCGAGCTGTTGACCACGGCCTTGAGCTTGCGGGCGATGACTTCGACCATATCGAACGTGACGTTCTGGGCCGTGCTGGACTGGGTTTCAGACTCCCAGTTCATCGTGGGGATGCCAGTCTTCCGGGGAAGCTGCTGCACTTCGCGAGACATGCGGGCCACGTTCGCGATGCGGCGGGACGTGCCGTAGGGCTCGGTGAGGTAGAGGAGGGACGACACGAACTCGGTCGGCACAAGGTAGCCGCCGAGGGTGTTGTCGAACTCGACCTGTGCCTTCTTCGCGATGTTGAGGTCGGCGGCCTTCTGGGCGTAGCTGTGCTGACCAGCAATCGCCAGGCGGGTGGTAGCCGCAAACACCTCGGCAGAGTCCGCGTCGGCAAACGCCGTGCGGCCCGACTTGGCCGCGTGGTCATACGCCTTCTTCGCGTTGGTGCCAGCGTGGACCGCCGGGGCTTCAACGCCGCCCACACCCCGCACGGTGGCCGAAGCCGCCTTGCGGGCCTGATCGCGGAACGCATCGCGTTCGGCGGTCAGCTTGGCGAGTTCGTCGCCGTCGTCCGTCAGCACCAGCTTGGCTTTGGGCTTCGCAGCCTTCGTCGCCTTGCTGTGGGCCGCGTCGAGGTCGATCGACTCGCCGTCCTCGCCCTGGATGTCCAGGTTCTCCGCCACGAACGCCTTGACGGCTGCGAGGTCCATATCGGACCCCGTGTAGCCGTTCGCCTTGCACGCCTTCACAATCTTCTGCCAGTCCATGACACTGCTCCTGTGATTTCTCACCGGGACTCAGTGCCGGACTGCTGGGGCAACACGCCGCGCGTCCGTGGACCTTGCCGCGATACTCGGCGGTTAGCCGAGGATAACGATCTTCCGCCTCGCCTTTGTGGCGGGCTGTTGCGTAACTATAGCCGCCTCATCGGCGACCGCGTAAGCCTGACACTCACCGTTCATGGGTATCGGGGTGTAACTGATTTCGATGAGCTTGGACTTGCGGGTGATAAGGACCGCACCGGGGTAGCGGGCCGCCTCTTCCTTCGTCGGCTTGCCGCTCTCGATTCGCTGGACCACCACCGAGTGCCCGATGGTGTAGAGCCGGGCCAGCTTCTCCACCCAGTCACGCTTGCGGTTCTCGCCCTCGCCACCGATCAGGACCGAGGTACAGATGAGGCCCTTCGGCGTCAGCTTCAGCGAACGGCACTTGCCCACCGCCGACAGAACGTCGTACTCGTGATCGACGAACATCGTGCGATTGCCCGCGAAGTAGGACTGCCAGTCGATCCCTTCGGGGAGGATGACTTCCTTCTCCAGATCCACCGCGTCGGTCGTCGCGTACCCCTCAATCTGGAAGGGCTGCCCATTGGCCGGGGTAAACGCCTTGAACACGGGATCTGCCCACGCCTTTACTGCCACGTCCGCCCCGTACCGCTTCACGGCGGCATCGCGTTTCGCCTTGATGTAGCCGATCCATTTCATTCGCCTTCCTCCGTGACCAACTCGATGGTCGCACACCCGCATTGCGGGTGAATGTCGCTGGCCGTCATGACCGGCAGGCCCACCGTGTACGTCCGCCCGTCAGTCCCCACGATCGTCTCGCCCGCCTTGAAGAACGGTTCGCTGATGGGCACCTTCTTACCCGCGACAGCCGCCGCCGCACCCTCGCACAAGCCGCAGGGGTTGCCGGACAGGTCCCAGGTCTTCGAGTCGAACCCCAGCTCTTCGGCCTGCTTGAGCGACCCATGCTGGTAGGCCCTCGCCGTCTCAGTCCGGGCGATGACTTCGGCCCGGTTCGCAGACACGTCCGGGACGTTGGCCGTCAGGTCCGCCTGAATCTCCCCGATCGTCTTGCCCTGTTCCAACCCCGCGTCAATCGCCGTCCGCATCTGGTTCGCCATGGTGTCGGTTACGCCCTTCACAAGGTCGAACCCGTACTGCTTGACGTATTCCTGAGCCACCGAAGACGACAGGGGGGCCGCACCCGGTTCGTACTTCGCCACCATCTCCACCGCACCCGCCCGGAACGCCTCGGAGATGCTGGACCGCAACAGCCCTTCCAACTCCGCAGACGACAGGGCCGAAATGTCGAAGGACCCATCGGGGCCGATGGCGTTGATCCCACGCCGCAGAGCATCCGACACCCACTCGCGAACAGCCCGATAGATCCGGGCCTCGATGCTCTCATCGGTGGGGTCAGCCTTGCGGGCCGTGCCATGCTTCGCACAACCGCACTTGCCCGACCACTCCCAACGCCCGATCAGTTCGGGTTGAGGGCCTTTACCGACAGGTCCCCCAGCGTTTCGCGTACCCGCTGCGATGGGGTCAGGGCCGCCCGCTTCCGGTCGCTTGACGCCTCGATGACCCTTCCGGCTATCTGCGTTGCCAGATCCCCCGGCAGCGTCACCGTCAGGAATAGGCGTTTCTGGGTCTTGCTGATCTTCGCCGTCTTCATCGTCGGCCTC